ATTTGTTTCCCCTCTTTGAACTGAACAGCTTTCTTTTGAAAATTCTGGTTCAGTGATTAACGCTCTATTTGCTAAATCTTCAAAATAATCAGATAAAACACTTTGCCATTGTCTCGGCTTAATAGTTCTTTGAGCGTCGCTTACTTGATCGTCTGCTATAATAACGTGATCTTTTACGCTTAGAGTTTCTAAAATCCCATATCCTTCTCTGACATTGAAATCAATATTTAAATTTCTAGGATAAGCGTATTGTAAAGGAATTTCGCCTTCTGGATGATATGTTGTAACTAAATCCTGAACCTTATATGCTCCGTTTTCCAAAATAACAGTTGAGCATCCCTTTTTAACCAAGAAATCCCTATTATTATAGTCTGACATGTCACCAATATCTCCTGATGCTGGCGAAGGCATGTCTGGATAACTTTGATTATTTACCGTTAATTGAGGAGTGTCTTGTGCTATTCTTGCGAATATTGCAACCATGTTTGAAGCGGCTTCCCATGTGCATCCATCTGATTTTGGAGCTGGGCAAAGCACGTTAGTAACCTGACTGATTCTGTCCGTGGCTCCTGTTATTGCTACCAAATCGTCCTTATCATCTAAAGTGCTACCGAAAAAAGCTAAAGAAGGTTTAAAATCAATCGGATTATACCTTCCAGTTGGTGTTGTTCCATAGGGTATACCATTAAATTGTTCAAAAGCTTCCAGCTTATCAATATAAGGATTAATTATAGAAGTGTACCAAGTTGATCCAAATTGAGCGAGGCTAGACGCTAAATCTACAGTACCAGCTCCTTCAGTCCTATCTGTTTGCAAATAAGTAATTCCAGCAGCGTCACCTTCGTTGCTTATTACTACATTACCTTCCTTGCTTGTCGCTCCCTTCCATTTAGTTGTAAATGTAACCACAGCCCCCGTTGAAGTTGCTGTAAATCCAGAACCTAAAACCGAGTTAACAGCCAGGGCAATCTTGGCCGCTATAACAGTTGGAGTGTCGTCTTTTACGACTGAATAATCATAGGTTTGAAAATCTAAATTATCCCTTCCATTTACTTTTAATGTATGCGTGGCGTTTTTTGTTGCATTGCCTGAGACCGTCCATTCTATCGCCGTAGCGGTTGAATCGTTGGCGGTTTCTTGAGGAAAAACTATTGTCGGAATGCCCGCTACTCCTGTAGAGTTTATAGGGCGTAAAATTCTTAAAATTTGATGAATTGGACTACCAAACCCATAAAGTTCTCCAGCTTCTTGAGCGGAGGTGACTTCCTTTTTTGTGGTGTCTAAAGTTCCCTGATTCGCTGTATTCGCTTCTCCAAATATTGCAATAATCTGATTTAGATTTGCGCTGGTATCGTTAAAGAATCCTTTAGTGATTCTGTAACCAGCCACTCTGGCTCTACGCTCTAAACCTACTGCCGTTGAAATTGCTGCCATAGTTTTTTTTATTTTTAATTAATTGATTAATTCATATTTGTAACCTAATTCTGTATTCGATAATTTTACGTTTGTATTGTTTTGAGTTATTAAAACCCCTTCCTCAACCTTGTAATCTTGATAAAATCTGACTTCATGATTAATCCTAGCCATACTAACAAAGCTTCCGTCTTGATTATTGTTTGGCTCATAAGGTTCGATATTTTGAACATTTGAAGACATTATAAAACCAGGAACAAAGCCTAAGGTAACGTAAAAAGTACTTTGCAAAATCGCCTTAATTTGAAAAGTTATTTTATCACGTAAATTTGTACTAATTAAATCCCCTCTTTTTGTTGAGGTTTGTTTTGCTGTGGCCCATGTGTCGATAGTGAAAGTTCCCGTTTCTTGAGAACCATGTTGATTTATAGATTCTGGATTTAAACTTTCAAACCTTACATTAATGACTAATATTTCTGCTTTATCAATTGGAACCATTCTATCAACAAAAACATTAATTGGAAAAGTATCTGATTGCAATACTTTTTGATTCTCCAATTCCGTTTTAAGGATAGCAGCAATTTGATGCTTTATTAATTCAGTTCCCGAAGGTTCAATAATAGTGTTAATCAGTGCCATAATCGCCTAATATACAAGTTATCATTCCAAGAGTTTCGTCTGGAAAGTTTTCAGTAATAACGTAATTTCTTAAATTACCAGTTGAATCTTTTACATTTACTAAGTGATTCAGTAAATTAACTTCATTATTATTATCCCTAGGGTTATAATTTTTACTTAACAAATCGGCTTCATCTAAACAGACGTGAGCGTTTTTACTATTAATTGGCAAACCATCGGAATCAAAATTTATATGATGCTTAGAAGCTAAACCATCAGTTTCGATAGTCAAGCCGCTAACTGGGTGAATTAAAGTGATTGTTTCACTAAATCCGCCTTTCATAATTTTTTTGGCTAAACTTCTGGCTTTTGCTAATAGTTTTCCGCTCATTGTTTATTTCTTAGTTGATTTGGGTTTTTTATCATCCTTTGGCTCTTTTTTTACCTCTTCAACAAAACCTCCTTTAAGGCTTTCTGCGAGGTTTACAAATTTTGATTCATTTACAATTTCGCCCTTTACGGCAATTTTGTTATTTGCTAAAAGATGCTTAAAAGTTTTAATTTTATACTGTTTCATCTGTTTTTTTATTAAGGCGGTTTTTACGCCGCCGTTAAATTATACTTATTGCTGCGCTTTCACTAAGCGAGTACCTGAGCTGTATAGATTCTATCTATTGTTATTGGCATTGCCAATGGAGCAGATGTGATTTCAAGAGTTGAACTCATCGTTTTTGAATCTGAATAAGCTCGCAAAAGAAACTCAGCTTCTGTTATAGATGGCATGGCTGCGTTTTCGCCACCTATTTGACGGTCCACCATATTAGGTAATCCTCCAAAAACTGTTTTTGCCATAAAATCATCTGGTATAAATACCGCTTTATTTGCGTCTAAATAATACGCTGTAGTTCCGTCTGCTTTTGTGTATTTCTGATTATAAGTCCAAAGATTAATATTGAAATCACCTGCGGAAACTTGACCATGGAAAGCAAATCCTGTTACGGCATTAAACTCTGGAGATTGAACATCCGCTCGGTTTATTCTTCTGTTATTTGCCTTTTCTTCAAATTTCGGATTTGTAAGCAAAGCGGCTAAACCTTCTCCGCGCATTACCATGTTAAGCGTCATTGAAGAACTTGCTCCAACGTCTCTTAAAAAAGTACCTGCGTTTTTTAGACTAGCTAAAGGGTCAGCAGAAGCATTGGTGAAGTATTGACTAGCTCCTAGGTCAACCATTGAAGCTGCCTTTCTCTTATAGTCAATTGAATCACCATTGATTAGCTCAACGATTCCCGTTTGCATTACATCCGCTTGCTGCTTTCTAATTGATCTCTCAATTTTAGATCGCATTTTACGAATTTTTTTTAATGCATTTTGAGCTATAATTGCGTTAACATTTGAATTTTCCAATCCAACCCCTAAAGCAATAGTTGACATATACACTTCGTCGTTTTGAAAGTCGTATTCCTCTCTAAAATATGGAGGTTGAAATTTCTTTTCAGTAACAATACTAAATTTATTCTTGTTACCTTCTGTAAATCTTTTTACGTCTACGGCGATGCTATCGTTATCCCGTTGAACTTCTAAATCTACTTGCAAAGTCATTGCGGTTTCCCTAGGAAAGAATCCTGAAAATCCCGCTAAAACTGGTTTATCCTCTACGAAGGTTCCAACGACTTTACTCGCAATTGTTTTCGTATGGTTTTGAATTGTGATTGCCATTAGTTATCTATTTTTGTTTGTTCTTGGACTGCAAATATTACAAATCCTAAATCATTTAATACGTCTCTTAACGCCTTATTACCTACTGTGGTGTCAAGCGTTACACCTGTTGGTAGTTGTAATAAACCTCCATCAATATCTCCGCGGATTGCGTAATCAATAGCTACCGTTGCATCGTTATCGGCTAGAATGGTTGTATCCATAAAAGTAATTCCCAAGACATCAGCTAAATTACTAGCTGTTGCTAATGTTAGTTGACCAGCAGTGTCAGTATCTCTGACAACTAATTGACCGATTGTAGCGGTTTGAGAAGCTTCTGGATCTGTCTTATTTGCTAAAACACCTTTCGCAAATCTAACACCGTATAGGAATAGATTTTTTCTGATATAATCAACTGTTGATTGATTATTTGTTGCATCTCTTTGTGTTGCTGTAATGCTCATAGTTTATTTGAGTTTAAAGTTAAATGCTGAGTTTAGTTCCTTTTGTTCATCGGAAAGTCCAGCATCAAGAGTTGATTCCCCAGTTTGTAAATCTATATTAGATTCTTTTTCTAGTTGCTCAACTGTTTTTATTTTGCTAGATTTAACTAGCAATTTTTCCCTTTGTGAGCTTGAAATTTCCAAACCGCTTTCGATTCCTTCCATTACCGCTTTTGAGTCGGTTTCTGAGTGAGCCAGCCAGCTCTGAACTCTTTCGGATTCTTGATTAACACCCATTCCAAGAACTTCGCTAAAGAGTTCTGGATGCGCTTGTTTTAGTTCCTGTCTTGTCATTGTTTTTGAATTAAAATTGAGATTAGTAATGTTAGTATTTGTTAATATTTTTTGAAATAAATCTTCCATTGTTGATTTACCATCTAGGTAAATACCTGTGTCGTCTTTTGCAAAAATTGCATTTCCGTTGAGTTGATTGCTTGTTAATTTAGGTCTGTTTGCTTGTAATGTTGCAATCATCCTTTCATTCATTGGGTCTAAAAGCTCATTAATTAATAAAGTATAATTATCATTATTTAAAGCCTCTTCAAGTGGTTTATTTTTTAAAACTGATTTTGTAGCGTATAATCTAATATATTTTACGCCATCCTTTTCGCTATTTGCGGCTCTTCCTTCGGTTTGTAGCATTGTCCCGAGGCTTCCAACCATTGACATATCACTTTGATAGTATATACCATCAGCGGCGGACGCTATCCCATAAGCGGCACTGGCTAGTGTTCCTCCTTTCGAGATTAAAACGTAAACAGGTTTCCCCATTGATTTAACCTCGTTAATCGTGTCAACCATTATTTCAACCGCAGCTGTAGAGCCTCCTCCAGAATCCATATCAAAAATAAATCCCTTAACACGGTTATCTTTTGCCATAGATAAAACGTTTTTTGAAACGTCTAACATTCCTAAAGTCGAAGCACCTCCGCCCATTAAAATAGGTCCATTAATTTTTACAATTCCAACGCCGTTAAATTCATCTTGATTTTCTAATTCATAATTTCGGCGAACCAATCGATCCTCACTATTGAATACAATGTCAAAAGAATCATTTTTAATATCTTTAAGAGTGTCGAATTTGATTCCGTTCTTTACATCGCTTAAAACTGAAAGCATGGCTGGTAATGTAAAGGAATCAACGCAAAAAGGCGTTAATCCGTAAATCTCTTTAGCTAGTTGAAAATTCATATTACAATATTAATGATTTTTTTTGTATTATAAGTTTTTTTGATAGTTTTTGTTTTTTTAAGTGATTATTTTGTTATTTTCTTAAACTTTTCAACTCCACGGCTTCCAAAATAAGCAAGGTAAACAGTTACAAGTAATGTTTTTAAAAGGTCAACCCAAACAGGATCTATATTAAAATTTATATTTAAGCTATCAAAAATAATAAATAATGTCATTGCTAAAGTTAAGAAGCCTAAACAAATTGGACGTATATTTTTACTCAAAAAAGAATCCGATTGCATGTCGTATTTCCAACGATTAGAAATATTAATCATATCTTCTTTGTCCATTTCTATCTGAGCCAATAACATTTTTTTATCCGTTTCAGAAAGTTCATTTGAACCGCTTATTTTAGCTCCTAATTCGCTTAAAGCTTTTACGCCTGTTAAGCTACCTGCAATTTCTAAAAGCTCCGGAGCCACCTCTCTACCTTGCTCAACCAACCACCTAAGGGTGTCTCCAACCCTAGTTGTTCCGTTTTTTTCTTTGTAGCTAGGTTTTGGATCTACCATGTTCTGTTATTTGAAATATCAATGTGAATAAAATGTTGGCTTTGGTAGTGTTTATATCCGCCAATCCATTTATTTTTAAAGAAATTGGCTAGATAAATTATTTGATCTTGACTTTGTGTAGTGATATCTACGGCGCCCCATAAATGAACACTTTCTCCGCTTCTCTTTTTGCTTAACTCATGCCTTTTGGTACGCTTACCGCAAGTGATAAAGAAAGCAAAACCAGCATCAGTTCTATAAGGCTGTAAGGCCCATAAAATAGATAAATTTTGTTGTTGTTCTGCCGTGCTTAATTGCTCAAACTCCTCTAAAATTAATTCCCTATCTGATTTTGTGACTACCGAATGACTACCGTAATTAAGGTATTCACGAACCGGAAAATCTTTTGGCGTTAATAATTTGCTTTCTAATAAATCTAATCTTTGCTCAATTGTTTTCATAATTTATTTATTTAATTTTAATTTTAAAATTTTGTTTTCTTTTTCAATATTATTTAGCATTTTTTGAAGCCTTATATTTTCACTGTGTAATTTACCAATTTCTTTTTGAAGTAAGCGCATATCAGATCGCTGTTTTATGTTTTCTTCTTTTATTTCAGAAACTTCATTCCTCATGGCTGTAATAGATTCCTTTGCTTGTTCGGCTAACTGCATGTAAGCTTTGCCAATTTCAATATTTGCATTGGATTCTCTTTTTTTTTTGCCAGTAAAAAAAGCGAATAAAGTACCAATTGAACCGATTAAAGCCGTTATTATTATGCCTATATATTCTTTAAGAAAAAGTAAATTCATTATTTTGGGGTTTGTTAATTTTATATTTC